AGGTGGCCGTTTTTTCCCCCGCCCGCGGCTGGACTATTCCGCCGCTACCGTGGCCGACTTTTCCACCGCCGCTCTCACCCGTGCACAATTACGCTTGTAACGGTCCCGCCCGTCACCTCAACAGTGCAAGGCCGAGGCATCGGTATAACTTCGCCCATGGCTTGATCCTCAAATTGCGGCGGCCCGCTCGTCGTCCGGGCCGGAAATGTTGGCGAGCGTGTAGGACGACCGCTTGAGACGGAGCAGCGTCAAGGCACCGGCGGCCGCATTCGACACGTCGTCATGCTCGCCTTCTGGATGGTTCACCCTATCCTTCCCTGTAGAGAAGGTTTTCCGCTCCAGGCGAACGAATTGCGACCTCATGCGCTTGTTGTCGATCAGACGGGCGCGACCGGCCGTGAAGAGCGGCAATGCCTCGAGGTAAATCTGCGACCGATCCAGTTCAGAGGCCTTGTAGGTGATCCCGTTTTTCTTGAAGGCGTCGATGACAAACCCCACCGCGTACCGGTCGGCCGTGACCTCGCGCACGCCATACTCCTTCAGAAGGTCCGACACCTCTTTCGCCACCTCAGTCGGATTGAAGGGCGGCCGACGCTCGAAAAGGGCGTCCAGCACTGCCACGTCGCCCTCAGCATGGCCAATCGCCGCCGTGAAGCTGTCCTTCCCAGTGCCGCCGGCCACGTCCGCGAAGCCAACATACCGTCGGCCAGCAGCATAGGGCCGAACGACCACGTCCTGATCGGTGGCGGCATCGATCAGTTCGCGACTGATAAAGTCGGTCAAGTCTCCCCGGAACTCGGCAAGCCATTCCGCTTTGGCCTTCTCCGGGTCTTCCTCCATGGCCTCTTCGACCTCGATCGGGTCGAGTGTCGGGTTCATCACCATGGACGGGGCCTGGATGACGAGGACGCGGTCGCTCTCCTTGCCGAAGTGCTTCTGGTACTTCTCGTACAGCAGCCCGGATTTCTTGTAGGGCGATGAGATGCCGATGATCATGCTTTCCGGCGCCAGCGTGCTCAGGCCGGGCCGCAACGCGCTGTATGTTTCCTTGTCTGGGCTCGCGGAATTCTCGTCCCGGTAGAAGGCGCATTCATCAAGGATGGCAAGCAGGACAGCCCGTCCGCGGACGGCTCGGAAGTTGTTGGTCGTGACAAGGATCTCAACCTCATTGTCGAGTTCGAGCCCTCGCCTGGTCTCGCTCAGCACCTTGTCCCGGAGGCTATCGTGTTCGGCGAACATTGCCTGGATGTAGGACAGGACGATCTTCGCTTGGTCTCGGTCACTGGCGATGCATGCGACCGTTGCCTTCTCCCCCGGTCGCAACCGACCGATATGGGCTTCCTCGATCGCAGAAACGAAGGTCGCAATGCCGGACACGATACTGTCCTTGCCGCCGCGACGGCCAACCACGATCCATAGCTCGCGCACCCGCTTGCCTGGGGGCTGCCGACCGCCGGCAATCTGATCGAAGATCGGTAGCTCATCCTCTGCCAGAGGCAGGCCGAACGCGGCCTTCAGGACGACGCGCCACGCTTTCCAGGAATCACCTTCGAACCACGGTCCGAGGGCGTCATCATCGGTCAATGCTTCGATGATGGTCGGCCCGTTCACGCCACACTCTCACGCTTGGCGATAAGGCGCTCCTTGACGGACTGGCGGGCTTTTGGCCTACCCCTTTTTGCCCCAATGCCGAGCTGCTTGATAAGGCGGGCCTGGAGGTTGTTAAGCCGGACGATCTTCTCGTGGTCGACATCCTCTCCCTTGACGATGGAGGCCTGTAGCTTTTCGCTCTGGACGGTCACAGCCGCGGCCTGTCGGATCATGGCGCGCTGCGGTTCGGTCAGGTCAGGCTCTCCCCCAAGACCATCGGCGAAGGACACACACAAGTCACGGAACCGCCTGCCGAGCGCGCTCCGATTATCGACGCCTTCGAGCAGCCACGAGCCATTCGAGATAGCCGAGCGATTGCGGGTGGGGTTCGATGCGAAGTGACTGTGATCCTTGCTCATACAGGCAGGAATGACGGGCTTTCGTAGCCGTATCAATACCGGTTGGGCGAGGCACGGGGCCACGCGCGGCGCCACGCGGCTCCCCGCGAAAGAATTCTTTGAGAGGGGCTGTTACGGAAGCCTATCAAGGATACGTTTCACGGACATAGCCTTGAGGCCGTAAGCATCGCCGATCTTGCTGAGGCTTTCCCCATTCGCCCGCCTCGCCTGCATTGAACGGATGATACCCTGTTGCGCTTCATTCGGTTCCAGTCGGCTGCCTACAAGGTTGAAGCCGAACGGAACCTTCCCGCCGCCATAGACGCCCTGTGCTGCAAGGTGCCGCTTGACTTCGCGGATGCGCTCCCGCGTGCGCTCCCGCTCGTTCTCGGCTACGGCAGACAGGATAGTGAAGACCAGCTTGGAAATGCCGTTGCCGGTCACGTCGCCCCCAAGGTCGATCATCACAAGACCAGTACCCTGGGCCTTCAATTCCTCAAGGGTTCCAAGGGCATCGGAAGCTGAGCGAAACATGCGGTCCAGCTTGGGCGTGATAATCACGTCACCTTTCCCGGCCACGGCAAGCAGGCGTTGCCCGTGGGGCCGATCGGCAAGCGGCACCGAGCCAGAGACGCCGGCCTCAACGAAGATTTCCTCAACCTCCCAGCCCTGCATCATGGCATAGCCGATGATCTTCGCCTCTTGGGTATCCAGGCTTTCACCGTGGGCTGCCTGTTCGGCGGTAGAGACCCGAACGTATCCGTAAACCTTCATTGCCATGGCGTTTTGTAACTTTGCATTAGCACTGTTACGGTTATAGGCAATGTTACGCCCGCTGTCCAGCCTGCCGAGCGCTGAAAGGCGGATGGAAAATCATAGGGGCGAAAAATACCGGCCCGGCCACCTGTTCATTTCCTGCTCCTTTCCCGCTGCTTTTGCTCTTGCTCCTGAACCCATTCGAGCAGTCTCGATCTACGGGCGCATACAGTCCTGCCGATCTTGAAGGTTGGCAGTTCACCCTTTTCGGAATGCCACTCCACCTGGCGAGGCGTCAGCCCCAGGAAGGCGCTTATCGCCTTGTGCCCTGTGAGGATGTCGAGGTCGGCGTCGGCCATGGGTTATCCTTTTCCTGTCCTGTTTTGCCACACCTGAAAATTCGCCCCTCCTGCTTTGCCTCACCACCCCACACCCCTATAGGAGGTGGTGGTGGGGCAGGTTGAGCGCTGCACCTGCGTCACCCTTGCCTCACCCATGGTGTGGCAGTGTGGCAGGGCCTCAATCAAGCCCGTCCGGCACGACGTAGAAGAGGCGCATATTGCGTTTCGCGTCGGGGCGCTCTTCCGTTCCGATTTGGCCGTTTGCGATCCAGGTGCGGAGAATCTGCTTCACCTTGGCGCGGGCGGAGTTTTGCGCCGGACTGCGCTCCTTGGCCTTGAGGCCGGGACCGACGTCGAGGCTGAGAGTGTCGGCGACGACATAGCCGCCCCAGTCGGTGGATTGGTCGCTTTCTCGGTAGGCGCCGGCGCGGAATATCTTCTGCACGGCTTCGAGGTCTGACACGGTTACGCCGTCGAAGGCGTTCGGCGGCTGCCATGGCTCGACCACCCCGACATTGTCGCCGTTGGCGAGTTCGAGGGATGACAGGCGGAACCACGTCCGCTCGGTGACGGGAGGTGCAAGGCTTTGCTTCTCTGCCATGGTGTAGAAGAACCGCCGACGCTCATCCACGCCAAGGTTCATGGCATCGGCCTCGCTCATGCGGTGAAGGACGCGGCCGGAGCGTAGGCCATCGACCAGCGACTTTGCGCCGCGGAAACTCTCTTCCGTCATCGCCTCCCCGCCCATCTTCTTCGTGTGATGGACGAGCTCGACGGAACAATGCGCCTGGCTGGCGATGCGCCCCCAGGACTTCACCACGGCGTCAATGGCGGCGTTGTCATTCTCCGGCACCGCATGGCTCGAGATAAACGGGTCGATGATGATGACGTCTATCTTCTTGGCGCGCAGCTCCGAGATAAGGCCATCGACTACCGGTGTGGCGATATTGACGTGATCCTTGACCTTTGTCGCGGTCACGAGGGGCGTGTCGCGGCCGGAGTTGACGTAGAGGCGATCGGCAAGTGCAGCGGTGTCGAGCCCGTGATGAATGGCGGCGGCCGCGAACCGGCGCTCGATCTCGACCAGCGGATCCTCCAAGTTCCAATACCAGACGTTGAGGCCGGCGGCGTAGGCGTGACAGTTCACGCCAAGGAAGGGAATGCCGGAGGCCATGGATAGCGCCTCGCCTTGAGCGAGAAACGATTTCCCGGTCCCTCCCGGTGCCGCGGTGCCGGACACGAACTCTCGGATGTAGTGGACACCAAATAGAAAATCTCGCGGTGGAATAGCGGAGGGATCGCGCCACACGAACGGCGTTGCCCGGATGATGTTCTGCGCCTGGTCGCGGCGGTCGTCGTGTTGTCGGTTCAATTGTCTCGTCCCTGCAGAACCGAGACCACCGGCATTCGCCGAGGCTTCATGCTGCTCTTGAATTTGTTGAGGAGGGTCTTGTCGACGGCGATCCGGGGCGCATCGCGGAGATAGTCGAACGCAAAAGCCCAGTTTATGACCACGATGCCGTCGCGGCCCGCGCGGAGCCAATCGAGGGGATTGGCATAGATGTTGAGGCTATAGCCCATGGCGTAGGTCACCGGGAAATCGATGGCAAACTCGCCAAGGGCGAATTGCCGCCCGTTCCAGGTGGCGAGGTCGTCTGTCCGCGGCTGCCAGAAGACCACGTCGGCCTGCTCGGGGATCGCGATCCACTCCTCGCCCTCGTTGCTGAGGTCAAACTTTCCGTCGAAGGCGCGATTGCCTCGCACGACCCGGAGCGGTCGCGGACGCTCGATCGCCGCCGGCGGGACGCCCAGGCGCTGGAGTTTGCCGTCGAGCGAGACCAGCGGCCACGCTTCGACTTTCGGATAGACCGAGAGCGGGGCCATTATCTTGAGAGAAGGATCTCGGCGCCGTACCGCGCGATGAGGGCGGCTTCGGCTCGGCCGTGGTCTTTCTTCCGCTCGAAGTGCTGGCTGGTCGGCCAATACCGGATAGCGAGCGCCCTCACCTTCTCCTTGTCGGAATCAAGTCGGAAGTGCTTCTTCCACACCGACGGGGTGACGAGGTGGGTCGGAACGCCCAAGGCGGCCACCACGCCGCGGACGGCGCCATAGGCCACGCCGAACTTGAATGTCGACGACACGCCCTGCTTTGGCATTGAGCCAACAAGCTCGATCACGGCCATGGTGGGCGCCATCTGCTCGATGCGGCGCGCGACCTGGGCGGCGTCTATCTCGCCGGCGACGAGCGGTGCGTCCTCGACGGCGATCAGTTCGGGATGGGACGGGAAGTAAAAGCTGAGCGCGCCGGAAGCGCCCGGATCGATACCCAGGATGCAAGGTTCGGTCATGATGTTCTCTCGGTGCTTGGGAGGGGGTGGTCAACGGTCAGAGCGACCGGGCTTTGATCAGGCTGGCTTCGCGGATTGCCAGACAGGCATCGCGAGCGGACAGGCCGAAGCGCCGTTTCAACTGAGGGATGGCGGGGCTGCCCGCATCGCGGTCCTCTCCCCAGAGCCACCACCGGGCCGCCTCAATAACCTCCGGTGACGGCGGGGCCGGTTCCGGGTCTGATGGGAAGATGGGCGGGGCGGCACGGTCAGTCATCGGAGGGGCCGTCTGCTTCAAGAGCCTGCGAGAGGGCTTTCCCCTCCTGCTCCGCGACCCAAGCATCAAGCGTCGAGCGGCGCGAGCATATCGTCCCTTTGATTTTAAAGGTCGGAATGACCTTCTGCTCAATGCGGTTTCTCACCTGCTTTTCGCGCATGCCGAGGTAGCCGGCGATGGCCGGCACCCCATAGAGAAAGTCCGCTGCTGCCTGTCTTTCTTTGTCGTTCATGTCGTCAATCCTTGTCGCCCCGTTGTCGCGTCCATGTCGCACCGAATGGCCGGGGCAATCCGGTTCGGTTGAGGAAAATCAAGGTGATAGGGGGTAGAATCAGGAAGTCAGCCCGCACACAAAAAAAGGGGCCGTGAGGCCCCTTTCTCTTGTGATATCAAGCGCTTAATGTCCTTAACGTCACTCCACGATTCAAAGACCAGACTGGCGATGTTTGCCGCCGTCGCGTCGGCATTGCGCATCGCTGTGTAGACGGCTTCCAGAACGCTGTCGCCCCAGCCCTGGTTGATGCTCTTGGCAATCATGCTGTCAGCGTTCGACGCGCCAATGAACACAGCTAGGCGCGACGGGTGGATTCGCACCATCGCCGCATCGCCGGTCACCTCGTAATAGGATGGGCGGCCGAAGAACTCGGAAAGCACATCCTGCTCGATCTCGCCCGAGGTCACATCGCGGCGGGACAGGACCGTAAGGTACTTGATCCCGCCCTTGCCAATGCGCTCCGGCTCCAACGGACGCATGAGGTCTGTCTCACCCGTGCCGATAAACAGGGCCGCGCCGCCCCAAAGCCGGGCTTTTACCTTGACGTCAAGCAGCTTATGCCAGAAGCCGAGGCGGTTCTCTTCCGCCTCGATCGCCTCAATCTGATCCTGCTGCGCCTGCCAGTCCCGGCCTTTCCGCACGGCATCCATGGCCGGAATGTCGATGATCTTGCGACCGAGCCAGTTCGACCGGTAGATGTTCGAAAGCTGGTACTCATCGAGCTGCTGGAACCCGTAGTAGGTCGTCGCGGCCTTGTCGCGGAACGGATCGCCCAGGCCAGCCACTACGGAGCGCAGGCTGTCGTTGGCGCGAAGCGTGATGACTTCACCCATTGCTCTTGCCTTTCACCAGCCGTGGCGGGTTCTTGATGGTGTCTTTGACGACGGCCGGGATGATTTTCAGCACACCCTTTGCTCCACCCTTTTCCTTTGCTTCGGCGAGCATCTGGCGCCGGCGCTGGCATGGAGTGCAGGACATAAGGTCATCCGATGTTCGAAAGCGTGTAGGTGCTCGCACTTAGGAGCGCGTTGAATGCCCGGCTTGTGCTGTCCGCGTCGTCATCATGTTTGGCTTCTGGGAAGCCTTCCAGAGCCGAGAACCACGCGTCATTCCACGGTCCACGGAGCACCAGGACGTTCCCGGCCTCGGCCTGGGCCGAGAACGGGCTAAACCGCGTGATCTTGTCTCCAGATTCCGGCGTGGCGCGCACGCTGAAACCAGAAAGCATCTTTGTCAGGTTCGTCACCTGCGATTTGCCGGCCTGCCCAGGGTCCTGCGGCAACGAAATCTGCGTCAGCCGTCCATCGGCTTCCGCGGTATTCTTAATCAGGCGCTCCACACCGGATGGAGACAGGAAGTCTGTCACATGGTGCCCGACGATGTAGCTTCCGTCGGGCAATCTGCCGATCTTCGTCCCCGCAGTGGCGTCCGGATCGGACCCTTCTGTCTTCGGCGTCGAGGCCAAGTCCCATCCACGCATCCAGCGGACACCGGCTGGCACAGCATCCACGACCTGGCACCAGCCACGCTGGAACAGAAGCCCGGCCGCCGGCCTGATTTTCCAATTACCGCCAAGAAGGCGTTCCCGCTCGACCGTCGGCAGGGCCATCAGGTTCGCGAGGTAACCGGGATCGGCCGCCATCAGCGCTTTGTTGTCGGTCAGCTTGGCCGGGACGAATGTCACCGACTTGGGCTCGATCGGCTTTTGCTCGCCGTTCTCGTCTGGCGCGGTGTACTCGGCGAGGTCCGCCGGCGTATCGCCCCAGATGATCTTGTCGCCGATGCGGACGAACCAGCGCAGCTTGCCGGCTCGCTCCGGTATCGGCAGGCCGGTTTCCTGGTTGATCCACCAGGCGATGAACTCGGCCACCCAGCTATCAGCGTCTGGGTTGCACGTCGCCCTGACATAGGGCCGGACGCCGCACATGGAGCGGTTGCGCGACAGAAGATACCAGAACTGCTTCTGGGTGAAATGCGTCAACTCATCGAAGCAGATGAGAGGGATTTGCGAGCCCTGCCAGTTCGAGACCGTCTTGTCGTGCTCGAGATGGGCAAAGCTCACCGACGCGCCGGACGGGAACGTCCATGACAGGTCCGGGGCGACACGCGGTTTTGCATTGAGGCAGGGATAGAGCTTTTCGCTCTCATCCCAAAGGCCGCCTTCGTTTCGAACCTGCACAAGCGTACGGCGGAAGAACACCGCGCCGAATTGCGAGTTGGCGATATGGCGCAGCGGCTCCATCAGGAGTGCCCACGTCTTGCCGCCGCCGGCCGAGCCGCCGTAGATGGCGATATCGGCAGATGAACCGAGGAAAAGCGTCTGGGGCCCGGCTTGCGGCCTGATTATCGTCTGGGCTGCCGCGCCCTTCTCATCCCCTGCCATTATCGGGCAACTGGAAGATCGTCACCGGCGATACCGGAACCGGCAGATCCTTCCCGTCCTTCCCTGTCAGCTCGCGCCGGTTGGTGTAGCTGCCGCCGACCTCCTCCGCTGCCTGCTTTAGGAGGGAGGATGCCAGCACCATGTTGCCCTGCCCCTCTGCCTTGTCGGCCATGCGCTGAAGAGCGCGGAGCCGGACGGCGCGATGGCTGATAGCGATCGATGCCGTGTCCTCAAGGAAGGTCTTGCGGGTTTCTTCGAACAGCGCCTTCCAGCGCGCGGCGACATTGCGGCCCGCTTTCTTCGTCGGATCATATGTCTCGACGAGCTGCGGGCTCAGCGTGACGCCGAAATCCTTCTTGACCGAGGCGACGACGACAGACGGCGTATCGAAGCAGGCGAGCGCTTGAACCACGTAGGTTTGCTGCTCGCGGGTGAGTTTCGGTTTAACCATCGTTCTATCAAGGTGCCTTCAAGGTCAGGCGACACGGAGATTGCAGGTCCCACATGCGTGCTCGATATGAGCACGGGCAACCTCAGGCGGCCGGCTCGCAGCGTCTACAAGCTCGCGCACACCGGCGGCATCTGCCCCATAACGGCGAACCACACCGATGAACTGCTCTACGTCATGCCCGCGGATGGTGAAGACCGGGCGGCCGGTCTGGCTGTTGAACTTCGGGGCGCCGAAGCTGTCGACATCCTGGGCGGCGTGATAAAGCTCGTGCTCAACCAGAGCCATGAACTCGGCATCACCACAGGCGGCGCAGTAGTTGGCATCGAGTGTGATAATGAAGTCCGGCACGGAGCCGAACCATTCCGTGAGCTGCTGCTCGACGCGTGCCTTTGCCCACTTCCCCATCGCACCCTGAGGCGTGCCCGTTTCGCACTGGCCTATGACGCGCTTGCCCTTGCGGGTGTTTTCAACCGCGGCCCAGAGATAGCCGATGTGGGCATCCGCGAGATGGATGTGCTCGGGGTTGGCGATTGGTGATGCCTCATCGAGGAACGTTGCCTGCACCCATTCCGGCATGTCGAGCGCGGGCGTGAACGGCGAACCGTCTACACCGAACATACTTTCCGGGGGTAGAGGACGCTCAACTCGAGCCATTTCAATCTCCGGTGGGTATAAACCCCGCGGCAGAGGCCACTTTGACCGCCCTTAGCGTGGTTGGTTCAACCTGCGGTCATCATGGATAGCGGATGTCCCTATCTCTGACCTCGCCTGAGGACACAGATCGGAGCATCTGAAAAGCCGGACCGAAGCCCGGCTCTCGTTTCAGGTATGCGGGGTCAGCAACGGATGTCGGGGTCGATGTGCATGTAGGCGGCGACGGGAGTGCTGGCAACGTTCAGGCTGGACGGCTCGACCGAAGGAACGATGCAGTTCAGGTAGACGACGTCGGCATAGACCTGGTGGATCATCGGCTTCTCGATCGAGGCCTTGACGGCTTCGTAGATGCCGGGATCGGTGGGCACGGCCGCCACCGCGGGCGCCGAGATTGTGAAGGCCATGACCGCGAGGGCGAGGCCGGCATAGATCAGACTTCGGATCATGCGCATGCTGGTTCCTTTCTGGTTGGGAGAGGTCAGGCCGCGGGGATAAAATCGAGGTAGTATTCACCACCGACCTTGAAGCCCTTTGCGGCCTCGGGGTTGATGGTGCCGATCTCGACCTTGCCCCACGGGGTCCATTTGAAGAACTCGTCGTTCTCCTTGCTGCCGGTCGTCACGGGCTCGAATGTCAGGCTGTAGCCTGCCGCATTCTCGTTACGCTGCGTCAGCTTGAACTTTGCTCTGCATACGGGTGCGCTCATGCGTCTTCTCCTTGGTGAGCCCGGATGCCGCCGGGCGCGGATGGCGATGAGGGTTAAGCGCCGAGAGACGGCCGCTTGCTCCGCCAATCTGGCTGCCGGCATAGATGATGAGGAAGAGCTTCATGGCTCTCTCCTGATGTGCGAAAGGGTCGGCGACGTCACACCATTACCCCTTAGTTGAAAATATCGACTCGACTCGCAACCCAAGATGTGGCCAATTCGCCATGTTTGAGGGAGGAAATTCATGACCAAGCTAAGATTTTTGATCGCAACCGTTGCGGCGGCGATGATGGCCACGTCTGCCTTTGCCCATAGTGGCGGGACGGACTCGAACGGTTGCCATAACGATCGGAAGCGAGGCGGTTATCACTGCCATTGAAGACGAAGAGCCCACCGCCGGGGATGAAACCGGGGTGGGCTCTGGCTCGATACATGCCTGCCTACAGGCTTACGGATCAGGGACTATCTCGAAATGCGGCATCGTACCGCCGCACGCGAAGAACCATTCGGCAACCGTGTCGATCCGCATCTTGCCGGGGTCTCCCCACACAGCCTGATAGACCTTCTGCATCGACCATTCGAGCCGCTTGGCTATCATCGACGCTGAGAATTCGCCTTCCAGGGCCGTCTTGAGCATCAGCCATTGCACGCGCTGCGGAAACGGGATGATGCGCTCGAAGATGGTCATGCGCGTCTCTCCTGTTACGGCTATGCCGTATGGGGTCGGGAAGGATGGGCATTGCACCCACCTTTCTACAACGCTCGGACCCGAAGGTCTTATCAAGCTTAGCCGGCGCTTCCCCGTGTCTTACCACGGCGCCCTCCCGATCTCGCCACCGTCCAGCCCTTCATCGTCAGGTGACTGGCCTGGTAAACGCTACGCCCGCTTTTCCTGATCTATTAGCTGCTGCGCGGCGACCGGTGATCTCGTTTGCCTTTCGGCGAATTGTTCTGGCCCTCGGGGTTCTTGATCAGCCCACATTTCCCGAGCGTTACCGCTGACTTGGCGCCATTCCAAACTGGTCGCCCATTCGGGCGAACATTCGAGGCTGGGGCTTCCCCACTCCGCGCCGTAGACCGGTATGAAGACCCGTTCCGCGCCTCGCTATCAGGCTTTCGTCCTGCGGCATCGCCGTAGCAGCAACTTGCCTGCCGGTTTCTCTGTATCGCCTTCCAAGCCGTTCAACCGGAAACGGGCCAAGGTCGCGGCCGGGGAGTGTACCGGCGCTCGTGAAACTGGTTGCAGGCCCCGGAATTGAACCGGGTTTTTCGTGGTTATGAGCCACGCGACTTACCGTTTGTCCTGCCTGCTGAAACTCTTTCCTGAAGGCGCATTTCTCCTATCGCGAAACTCTGCCGCAAAGGAGGCACCGGGACGGATCCCCGCCGCGCCAAATCAACTATAGAAAATCTATACGAAACCGAAGGTTTTTCAAGCGGCTTCGTCAACAATCCCAAGGTTTTCCCAAGGCACGGAAATCGTTCCGGCGATATCGAGCTTTTTGATCAACATCTGGAGCCGTGCGTCTGTTTTGGCTTTCTTGCGAAGGTTCTGGCGGGCGTTACGCGACTGCATGTCGAAGTCGGCCTCCGCCTTTGCCTCCGCAGTGCGAATTGCCACAACGTCAAGAATATCTAAAGCGAGCGGATTGCCATCAGCGTTCTGAACGATACCAGCGACACCGGGGACCTTCTTAAGCTCACCCCAGTCGTGCGGGTCTCGAACGAAGACGTACCCAACCATCAGCGCGAAGCGTCGGACCTTCCAGAGATCGGTATGGCGACGGTCGCGGATCAGTCGCTTCTCGGCTGGCATGTAGCAGTAGAAGCCGCTGTCGTTCAGGGCCTTTTCGATGGCGGACAGGTTCGGGTTGAGGCTCGGGACGATGCGATAGCCCTTACCGCGCGGCTTGCGGTCCTCCCTCCCCGTCATCTCGACGTGGAATTCCCGCCTCGGCTTCTGTGCGCCAGGCACGGTGCGAATTGCGTACCAGTTCCGTTCAATGCTTGCCATTGTGCTATTCCTCGTATTGCCGACGTTATGCCGCGATTTTCTCGATGATTTCAGGATCCGCTTCGACGCACCGCCGCGCCCGAAGCATCCCGCAGATGCCGCGGGTCAGTTCCTTGCCGTTGCAATGCCAGCGAAGCGCGGAGACCATTTCCGGCATGGTAGCCTTGCGTCCGGCAGACACGCGGAGAAGCCCGCAAAGCTCGAACAGTTCATCGCGCCAGAGCATGTCCAGCGCGCCGACAGGCAAAGGCATATCGGGCCGGTATGGTTTCAGGTCCCACTTATCGAGCCGGTCATAACTCCAGCTTTCATCGAGGCAGCGCCGCACCCTGGGGAAAACCCACGTCTCAATCCCGTAATCCCAATTGTCTGGGAAGGTCTTGAGATAGAATTCTCCGTCGCGCTCATAGTGCGCCGCATGCTCGTGCGTCTTGCTCTCTTTCAGGAACTTCTCGTGGATCGCAGCAACGACATGGTGCGCCAGCCCTTTCATCGCCTTAACCTGGGCGTCGAGCCGGTCGAGCTTGTCCTTGGCTGATTTGATCTCGCAGGCGATGATCTCGGCACGGTCGACCGCGATCAGATCAATCCGGTTGGGGCCGTACGTGCTCACGTTGATCTCGTGGATGATGCGGCTGTTCGGCCGGCGCTCGCGGATGTGGGCCACTACGGCATCGCGAATTTCAGCTTCAGCACTTGAGCGATAGGCTGGCATCCTTACCCCTCCTTGCCGTTGAGGTTCATCATTCGATCCATCCTTTCCGAAGCGCGGTAGCGACAAGCGCCGTCGAGCGATGAACGCCCGTTATCGCCATCGCCGTGGCGATGTAGTTTCCTATCGTCGTCGGCGAGATGCCGAGGCGCTTGGCGATCTCCTTTGCGGTTAAGCCGTCGGCGATCAGCGAAACGACCTCTGTGATGCGGGGAGGTAGCGGGCTGTTGCTCATGCCGCGGCCCTCCCCGGAGCGTCACTCCACCCTCGCCCGTCCTCAGCATCGAGAAGGTGGGCCGGCACCCGGCACCCGGGTTGGCCGGGCATCGGGCCGAGCTCTTCCGTACTCCACCAGCGCTTTGCCCGAGCAAACCGAAGGCGCCGAATCCAGTCATCATCCCCCGTCTTGATCTCGCGGGGTTTCGGTAGCTCGGCGGAAATCTTTACGCGCCGCTCGTAGGCTTCACGGATGGCCGGGACGAAATAGGCCCAGGACGCTGCCGGTCTGGTTCGCCTCGAGGCGACGGCGCGGATGGTCGGGATGATGTCGAGCTCGAGGCTGACACCGGCGGCGATCATTTCGGCGATCGGGCCGACAACCAGCGCGCCGTGAGGCTGGATTCCTTCCTCTCCCGCTGCGGCGATAAGTCTGCTTTGGAGAAGGTCAAAATCATTCTGCGCAGGCGCGCTTGCTACGCTGCTAAGCGTAGCTTCTGTATCTGCTTCTGTATGGTTGAACGGCGGAGATTCTATCTCTTTGTTTTTGTTAGGCCGGCTTCTGTTTTCGCGCTGCTTATCTTGAAGTTTTCCGAGAGTTTCGAGCTCGATAATCGCGCGTTTATTCGTCAAAAATTTCCCTGAAACTACCACTTTGCCTTGCGATACGAGCTCATCCCGGAGTGAATTCCACTTCCGAACGGTGCACCCGAGCAGTCCAGAAATGTATCTGGCATCGTCCGGCAGCTCGCCAGCCTGCATATAAATCAGATCGAGTACGAGGCGGTAAGCCGCCTTGAGTTCGAAGGACATGCCGATGGTGCCTTCGATGAAGTCACGCGGATATGCCTTGTAATATGGAAGACCGTTCATTGGCGCGCTCCATTCCTGACTGCTGAGAAGGCCATGTCGGCGAAAAGATCGACGGTTCCGAGCGGGCCGTTCCGCTGCTTTGCGATGATGAACTCGAGCTTATTTTGGCAGTCGATCAGCTTGTCTGCCCGCTCTGCTTGCTCCTCGAAGCTGCCGCCCTGCGCCCGCTCGAGGTAGTATGCCTCGCGGAACAGGAATGCGATCATGTCGGCGTCCTGCTCTATCGCGCCGGAATCCCTGAGGTCAGAAAGCATCGGGCGTTTTTCATCGCGGCTCTCGAGCGCCCGGCTGAGCTGCGATAGAAGGACAACGGCGATGTCGAGCTCCCTGGCGAGGGATTTCATGCTCGATGTAATTTCGGCGATCTCATTGACGCGGTTGCCGCTATAGCGCGAGGACGGGCGGATTAGGCCGAGGTGGTCGATGAATAGAACCTCGAGCGGCGTCCCATGCTGCGCTCTCTCCTCGGCCATCCTTTCGGCCCTGACGCGGATGTCTGTGGCGGTCTGGCCGGCTTGCTCATCAATATGGAGTGGGAGACGGTCGAGCTCGATTTGCGCCTCCATGATCGCGTCGATGTCGCTGTCCGACACCTCCCCACGGACGATGTTGGTATACGGAACCTTACCTCGCCAGTCGAACATGATGTCGGAGAGCGCGCGGGAGGCCAGTTTGTCGGCGTCCATCTCGAGCGAGACGATGCCGCAACAATGACCAGCCTGCGCCGCTTTGATGGCGCAGGAGAGCGCGACCGTCGTCTTACCCATGGACGGCCTGGCGCCGATCAATGTCAGATCTCGACGCTGGATACCGCCCGTCATGCGATTGAGGTCCGTCAGACCCCATGTGATGCCGGTTAAGCCAGAACCCTTTTCTCGCGCCGCCTGCGCGGCCTCGACGGCGCGCATCGCCGCTCCACCCACCGACACGCGCGTTTTCTTCCGCCCGCCGGCCCTGAGCTCCGAAATGATATCGTCGAGGTTCTTGGCCGCTTCCGAGGCGACAACCTTCGCATCGGCGGAAGGGTCATTTGCGGCGGCGTGAACGCGCCCCGCCTCGCCTGCGATGGAAATCCTGGCCCATTGGTCGAGAACCTTTCGCGCGTTCTCTGCCGTCCCGGACCCTGATGCCGTAGCCGAGGAGACGAGCCGAGCCAGATAGGCCGATACCTGCATACCGGTCGATTTCTCGAACTCGGCGCAGACCTGTTCATCCAGCAGCCGCTTGACGATGCTCGGATTGCTCGATCCGTATCGCTCGTGCGCAGCCAAAGCAGACCGGTACACCTCCCGATGAAACGCCTCGACGAAGTGATATTCCTTCAGGATCGAAAGCGTCTCGTGGATATCGCCGCCGAGCAAAATCGCACCGAGCACATTTTGCTCGATTTCCGGGACAAAGGCATTCGCATCCATGACGTGGGCGTTCATGCCGAAGCCCTCGACTTACCGATGAACTCTTTCTGGTCCTCGCGCATGAATAGCTCGAGCCATCTGCTCCATGCCCGGGCGGCGGCGATGCCATCATCTATGGAAAGGCTTTGCTGTGCTCGCTTCTGGGCGGCGACGTATTCCGACCACCGGGCATCGATGTGAGCGTGCAGAGAAACGACGTTGTTCATTTCACCACCTCGACGTCTATGCCGAAGCAAGCCTTCATGAGCTTGGCCTTGAGACGGAAGTCTCTGGTGGCAACGCCCTTCACGTCGACGACGCGGCGCGCGCGGACAACGCGATCGAAGAACACGAAATCGGCACGGTAGCGTGCGATCAGCACGCCGTTGACCATTAGGTCATATTCACGCTGTAGTTTGAGATCGGAGATCTCGCCAGCCGCCAGCCGCTGCTTCAGCGCGGCATAGAACGCGGCCTCGGCTTTGCTGTCGAAGAGGATCCCGTCGACCAAGGTTTTCTGGGCGCCGTACTTGCTGCGCTTCGACTTGCCGGGGAGGAACGCAGCGCCTTCTTTTGCGGAGAGATGGATTGTCATGCCGCCACCCCGCTCTTGCCACGGACGGCGCTCTGATGCTCCCGGTGCCAAGCCTTATGGGCTCTATAGGCCGAGCGATGCTCGCTCAGGGCGTTGTAGATGTCTGCCTCTTTGCACCCCATGATATCGGCTATCTCTGCCGTATCGTGCTGGCGGTCGCGGCCGGAGAACAACTGGCCGATCTTGATGAGGGCTTCTTGGCCGAATGTCATGCCGCCACCTCGCGATAAGCTGCATAGTCTTCCGGGCGCTCAAGCATCTTCCGACATGGCGGGATCCAGACCAGCTTCGTGCCGGTAACGCCTGTGAGCCAGACCAGCCAGCAATAGGATGTCGCGGTCGAACCGGTCTCGGTCAGACGGCCTTTGACCATCGGGACGCGCTCGGAGAACTGAGCAACGATGTTCGGCGGTCGCTTGCTGTAGAGGTTTTCGAATCGGCCCACGCCCTCAAGGAACGAGGTGCGCACGATCATTGCCACGCCTTCGGTCGCAACTTCCAGCGCGCGGGCGATGAACTGCTCTGCGAGGCGGAAAGGAGGATTCGCCACGATCCAGTCGATATCGGCGCCGGCCCACTTCACGGCATGTGGCAGGAACGGCATGAGAAAGTCGTGCTGCATCGCGCCCGGCAAACCATAGTCGTGGATATCGGACACCCATACGGCGCCGAAGAATTCGCCAAGCGGATCCGACATATGGCCGCGGTTGCAGGTTGGCTCCCAGACCGTCTTGTTCTTGAGGTAGCAGCGCGCGAGAACATGAGTGCAGAGCGCCCGCGTGCCCCAGGGCTGCGTGGGAAAGTCGTCGAGGCTATCGTGCGCCTCGTTCCGCTGTTGCATGACGGCGGAAGACGTGTTCTGGCTCATGCGCTCGCCCTCCTGTCATCGAGGGAGGCGACAAGCGCGCGGATATCCTTGAGCATGGCGAGCTTCGCCGCCTGCGCAGAATTGCCGTAGGAAGACATGCGGGCCTGGAGGCCGGAGATTTCGCCGTCGAGAAAGCGGAGCATCTTTCCGATGTTCTGCATCACTCGCCCTCCCCTATCTCTTCACGAACCAACCAGTCGGCCCTATCGGCCCATTTCCGAGAACGGTCGCGCCAGCGCTTCGCGATGAGCAGCCGCCTCAAACGCGGCAATCTTCTCATCCAGCGAAGCCAGACGGGCACGGAGTTCGTTTTGCTCACGGCGGGCTTCCTCCTGTAGAGCGGCCTTCAAGGCTTCCATTTCCTCGGCATCGATCCTCTTGGCCGTGCCTTCCCAGATCGAGCGCACCCTGCGCTCGGTGAAATCCTTCCGAACCCGACGAGAGATAAAGCGGTGCGCTTCGTACAGCGCTGCCTTGACGCTTCCGTATCGGCGCTGAGGGAAAGCCTCCCTGAACATCGTTTGCGCGAAATACACGTCGCTCATTCTCTTGCCCTTGCTCGACGTTTCCTTGTCATACTTTGACAACACCTTGGCAGTCTCCTGTGCGAACTTCGGTTTGCTTAGGTCCGAAGGAGATACACATGAAACGACCTTCAAATTCAGACGGAGACGGCGAGGCCCAAGGCTTCATGCGGGAGCCTACTTCCCCGCCGTCTCTCAGGTCCGCCGCTGGCGGGACCGTTATCCAGTTCCCCAGCCCCGCCGCTTTCGCTGGGGCCAGAGAGGGCGCCGGGGTATCCTCGGCTTCGGCGTCCTCGACTTTCGTTTCCCTCGGTTCCGTCACCCATGCCGTCGTGCTCAGGCTGAGGGGAGGATTTCCGAGAATTTCGATGCCGGCGCGGCCCGGGGAGGAGGAGGAACAGGCCGCGCCGGCAGATCAGTCAGCCGGGGAGCGCGACTGACTGAAATGGATCTGGTCACCTTCAGGAGCGCCGGAGGCGTTAGCCTCGTCGCTGAGGTCGCCGTTTCCGGCCCAGACGAGCGCTATGGCCGTGAGAAGGCAGACGCCGCAGAAGGCGAGAAGGCCGTAAAGGAACCACGTCATGCTGCTTCCCTTTCAAGAGCCTTCCGTCGTGCGATTTCTCGCTCGGCGGCTTCACGGTTTCGACCGGACACAGTGCCGATGTCAGGATCGACAATGATGGTGGTGCCGTCTTCGGTGGTGATGATGGAGCGGTAGCCTGTCACGCCATTTCCTCCTTCTGCGCCATGGCGCGCCTACAGGACCAGCAATGATCAGTCGTGCCGCTGGCGCAGTTTTCAGGATGAAGGCAGTTCGGCCGATAGGAGACCGGCTTATGGTCGGTGGTGGCTTGTCCCGATTGAGCGCTCTTATGCGCCGACAAATCGTCGGCCCGGCCTGGAGTGCGTTGCACCGCATCCATTTTTACGCCGCCAGCATCGGGGCTTGGTATGCTCGGTTCGCCACCGGGAACCGCCAAGGGCGCGGGCCGGCTAAGCTCTTCCGCCGTTACCGGCGCTGTTCTGATGTCTTCGTGCTTGGTCTGGATGTTGAGGCCGTTGTCGGAACGGCGAGGCTCATCCAGGATTTCGCCCGTCTCCGGATCAATGACGCCAGCGCCGTACTTGCGCGCAACGGCATTGGACAGGGCGACGTTCTCGGCGTGCGCCTCTTCGGAGATCAGACCATCGGCAAGCATCATTGCCGAGAAGGCCTTGTTGTCGTCCATGGCTTCCGAAGTGCGGAGAGCGGCGCGGGCCTTGCGGTCTACAGTCGCCGACTGACGCGGCTCATCATCGAAGAACCCCGGCTGCTCGATCATACCGAGGGCGGCAAGATAGCTGTCGAGGATGGCCTCGCGTTCAGCACGCTCGTCCCGGTCCTGCTTCCTGATCTTGATGACCTCGCGCAGGATCTTCGTATCGAAGCCGACGCCCTTGGCTTCGCCGTAGACGTCCTTGATATCGTCGGCGATGGTTTTCTTCTCTTCTTCCAAGCGCTCGATCCGCTCGATGAAGGCGCGAAGCTGGTCTCTGGCTACTGCGTGTGCATCAGACATGTCGAAACCTCAGAACGGAAGATCGTCGTCGCTGGTCGGCAACGATGGTTGTTTCGGCGGGGTGTCGTTTCGGATGGCAGAAGCCACATCGCCGCAGGCGTAGTAGGAAGCGCCGCGAGCATCATCTGGCCAATCAGCACAGACGCAGGCTTGAGCGAAATACTCAGCGAGACCGGCGCACCGCTCCCTCTCTGCCATAACGGCGTCGTGGATGGCCTTGGCGATGATCTGTGCCCACATGGGTTCATTGAACCATCTGAATTCAGCCAGCGCGTCGTTGGCGGCACGAATTGCCCAGTCGGGGATGGTGTGGGTGTTGGTGCTCATGCGGCGGCTCCGGAAACCAAACCGGCGAGGTCAGGGCGAAGCTCATGAGGAGGGATGCCGGTAATCTCGGAGACGACCTGCAGGTTTTCAGCGGGAATACGACGCTTGCCAGTCTCGTAACGAGACCACTGCACGCCGCTAACCCCAACGAGGTCGCCCGCCTCTTCGATGCTCAATTTGCGCGCCTTGCGCCATGTGCGGATCTTTTCCATGGCGTGAAATTACCACATTGGCAATTTCAGTCAATCAAGAAATTTACCAATATGGCTATTCGTCGCCACTTTGCCTGAAAGTAGATTGCCGGGATGGCAAACACGAAGACAACCTCGGAGCCGAAGGGCATATTCATCAAAGAGTTGATGGAGGCTCGCGGGCTTAGGAACAAAGATATAGCCGAGGCTATAGGTACAAGCGACGTCAATGTCTCCCGGCTCCTGAGCGGACAGCGCGGGATCGATCTAGATTGGCTGCATGCGTTTGCGCGGGCGCTTGACGTCCCGCTGTGGGAACTTTTCCAGCCGCCAGGCCGCAACGGCAAAGTATCTGGTGAGGTAGAGGTTAAGGCGCTGTTGAAGCGTATTGACGGGCTGCCCGAGGAGGCAATCAATCACGTCTGGAGGCTGATCGCGGGTTACGTTGAAGACGCCGCGTGATGTGCACAAACGGCTCTTCGTGGTCGATCTGGACGCGCCAGTCTCCCCCATGTAAAATAGCCATTGCTATAGAGATTTCAGCGGCCTTCCGCTTGATTACGGCTTCCATCTCGTCTTCGCTCTTTACGCCAGTGCCATAAAGCAGGTCGGCGACCGTCTCTTCAGCCTTGTTCGCGTACTTGCGGCGAATTTGATGGATAATTGCCATTTCCTTTTACCTCGGGCTGGAACCAGCCACAAAATGACTCGAAAATTAGAACAAAACAAGAACCGATTTGCGGAATCTCGCTCGCCTTTAGATTGGCGCTAGATGTAGAGGGTTCACGCGCTGAGAGTCCCACATTGTTGTGCGACCCCGCCTCTTGATTCTCCCGCATCCGGCTCCGCTCAAATAAATTACCAAAACGGCAATTTCCTTATTGACGGCAACTTACCATTCCGGTAATTTCATCCTCAACAGCAGCGACCCACCCATCTGGATCGCTTCACCCAAAGGGAATGAGGAGCAAGGGAAATGGACCACCTCGATCACCAGCGCGAAGTCCTGAAACTCAAATACGTGCCCTTCAACTATCCGGCCATTGCCTGGCACTGCCGCGAAGGCAATCGGAAGGTCAACGAGCGCTTTGCTCGCGAAGGTTATCCGGGCCGCGACACCGGATACGACCCGATCATGTCGGACGCCTGATCCCCTTCGGCATCGCCTCCCCGCTGAGGCGATATCGAAAGAGATCACCTGAGGAGCCCACCCATGCAGACCGAAGCAGACCGAATTGCCACTGGCCTCCGCATGACGACGAGCCGGATCAATGTTCTGATCCGCGGCATTCGCGGCAAGAACCGCCTCGGCCGTGACGCTGGTGTTCTGGCCCGGGAGTATCTGGAGCAGCTTCGCCGGAACAACGCGAACCTCGCCGCCGGCAAACTGGCGGGCGCCGATGTTTCCGCATTCGAAAATCTGTCGCCGCTTCCGTACATCACCGACCTCGTCGGTCTGTCTGAGGCCCGCCGTAAGGCGCGCGAATGGTACGGCGTCAGCGACTTCCTCCGCGACCGTCAGGCTGTCGAGCCGGTTCGTTTTCTGGAGGCTGCAGAATGATTGCGTGCGAGGAAGTTAGCTTCGAAGCAGGTCAGGTCTGTGGCCGGAACGGCTGCAAGGGCATCATTCAGCAGCACGATAGCGATCGGGGCTGCTCCTGCCACATCAATCCGCCCTGCGGCTTCTGCACGACGCCGCGGGAGTTCTGCGAGAAATGCGGCTGGGACGCCGAAGACGATCTAGTCGTTCAGGCCGAGGGCACGATCTATTTCGCCCCGTACGTCCATGTCGAGAAGGTTCGTCGCGTCCTCGACCCGTCAAAGATCGACTACACGATCAGCATGCACAGCAATTCGTCACAGAAGGTCGAGGGCGTGTATCCGCCCGGCACCACGCGCAAGGACGTAGAAGCAAAGGTCGAAGGCACCTTCGGCGGGCGCTTTGAGCGCTTCGGCGGCGGCAAGTTCACCTACATCGCGTACACGGATTGAGGGCTTCCTATGACCCGCTGTGACCTCTCTACTCACCACGAATGCAGCTGCGCCCCCTCCGGCGTCCCCTGCAAGGTTCAGTCTCCAATATACCTCCTCCTTGAGGAAGCGAACACTGGCGCCGCCAAGCACGGCAGCGCATGCCTGATCCTCCTCTCCATCATTGTTTTCGCAATCATCATCGGAGCCGGCGCGACTGTCGGGCCGATAAACGTCTAGGAGGCGACATGTCTAACGCACTTGAACTGCAGCCCGAGCGCCCCCTGTCGACCGAAACGCAGGCCGTTCCGCTTGTACAGATGACGCCGGTTCAGATGGCCTACCAGCTAATCAGCAGCGGCGCGGATTTTGCTTCCGTCAAGGAAATGATGGCCTTAAGCAAAGAGCTTGCGGCCGACCAAGCACGCCGCGCTTTCGATGAGGCTGTCGCTTCTGCCAAGGCGGGAATCCCGACCATCGCCAAAAACGCCAAGGGCCACAACAATAAGGCATATGCGAACTTTGCAGCGTATGCCGAAGCTCTCAAAGATGTTCTGGCGCAGCATGGGCTCAGCTATCGCTTCCGGACGGAGCAGACCGATCGCATCACAGTAACATGTGTCCTTTCCCACAAAGGTGGGCATTCCGAGGAAAACAGTCTTTCCGGTCCCGCCGATACCTCTGGAAGCAAGAACGCTATTCAGGCCATCGGCTCCACCCTCACCTATTTGCAGCGCTACACGCTCGTCCAGGCGCTCGGTCTCGCTGCAAGCGACGATGACGACGGAAGGGCTTCCGAATTAGAGGGCCCGATCACCGCCGAGCAAGCCACGCAGCTTCGCGAAAAGATCGATGCCGTCGGCGCCGACATCCAGCGGTTCTGCAATCGCTGGGACATTGAGGCCCTGCCCGACCTGCCGGCCAGCAAGTTCCGCGACGTTATGGTTTCTCTCGAGCGGTTCGGCCAGCAGCAGAAGCAGGGAGCCTAATCATGGAGGATATCATTCAGGGCACGCCGGAATGGCACGCACTCCGCCTAGGCAAGGTCACCGCGTCCCGCGTGGCCGACGTCATCGCTAAGACCAAGACCGGCCCGTCAGCCTCCCGCGCCAAATACGCCGGTGAACTGATTGCCGAGCGTCTGACCGGCACGCCGGCCGACCGCTTCACCAATGCCGCCATGGCTTGGGGAACCGAGCAGGAGCCGGCCGCGCGCAAGACGTACGAGTTCTATCGCGATACCGACGTCGAGCAGGTCGCATTCGTCCTGCACCCGACCATCGGCGACAGCGGGGCTTCTCCCGACGGGCTCGTCGATGTCGACGGCCTCGTCGAGATCAAGTGCCCCGAGACCCACACCCATATTGAAACGCTCCTCGGCCAGACTGTGCCGGCGAAATATGTCACGCAGATGCAGTGGCAGATGGCATGCACCGGCCGGGCATGGTGTGATTTCGTCTCCTACGACCCTCGCCTGCCCGAGCCCATGCGGTTCTTTTGCAAGCGCGTCATGCGCGACGACACCCTGATCACCGAACTGGAGCGCGAAGTCGTTGCCTTCCTGAACGAGGTTCGCGGCACGGTCGCGCAGTTGCAGCGCATCTACGATCCGCAGCCGGCCGACGATGCCGTCAGCCTCCGCATGGCAGGTTGACCATGGCGAAGCGCACCGAAAAGCCCATATACGCCTTCATCCGCCGTGGCCATTCGCTCGTGCCGGAAATGCAATACG